GATGCTGCATGTCTAGCTATTCGTGTGTATATTGATAACAAATCAGGATACTTCTCTGACACGTACTTTTCTTTCAATAATTGCCAACTGTTTGTGATAATCCAAGGTGGTAATCTACCCTCCGCTTGTAATCGTTTACGTTCTAAACTTAACTCTCTATACATTTTTTGGTGTCCATGTAAATTTGGCTTCTGCCCAATCCCTACGATAATCATTGCCTTGCGCAATGAAAGTGTCATGTAATGTACTTGATTCAATATCTAAATAAAACCAATCAGCAATCGGATTATATTTAGGTTCAAAGATAGCTGGATAACCTAATCTCTCTAGACATATATCTAATCTAGATTGTACGAAGTTCTCTAACATCAATGCATTAATGCCAGGGATATCACCTTTGTCAAAGATTTTCTTAATGATTTGTTTTTCATGTTCAAACAAAATCCATGCAGTAATCTCTAGTTCATTAGCAAGTCTTTCATGTGCTAAGTATTCCTCAGCCTCTATTGCTTCATGATATAGAGTGTTAAACAAATAAGCACCAGCTTGACTATGAATGTTCTCGTCAATAGCGGAGAAATTAATTCCTGCATTAATATTTTGAAATTTATTTTTGCCATTATTATTAAAGTGCTTTAAGAATGCAAAACTAGAATAAAGAATAGCGCCTTCAATCATACTAAACACACCTACTGATTTTAACTTATCATAGGTTGTTTCTGATTGTGTAGCAACTTTCTCTAACCATTCCATTCTATCTTTCAAGATTGGATCGTCTAGGTATGCTAAATAAAACTCAGGGTTATCTAACCCTAGCAATTCATTAATTTTATTATAGAATGGTGCATGAATGTTCAGTTCAAACATTGCAAATACTGAAGCCATTCTTTGAACATCTGGACGTGGAAAATGCTTACATATATAATCACGCCAGTAGTTATTTCCAACATTAACTTCATAGTGTACAAAAAGCAAAAGAACACTGACAATTCCGTGGTACTCTGCTGCTGTACAATTTGTTCGTAATTCATGGATATCTTTCTCCACTTCAATTTCATCTGCTGTCCACAATATGGACGTTTGTTCTTCAGCGAAGTTAACTAACGCTGGATAGTCTGTACCGTAGCATTCTCTTTCTTCAAGAATTTGTGCCATTTAAATCTCCATAAAATCATCTGGTTGTAATAGTATTGAAGCTGATAACCTACCTGTTGGATAGTCATAATCAACACCTGGTACGTTTCCTGTTAGACCTGTGAATCTACATTTCAGTACTCTCATCTTAATATGATTTCTTATTCTATCATCATCATGTGACATGTCACGTGCGAATGCTATGATATCATTTGAAATCTGTTTAATTGAGCCTGAACCCTTAATATCATCTAAAGATGGTAATTGACCTTCTTCAAATGATGTCTTACCTGTAGGTGTCTTTCTTAAATGTGATACTAAGCCAATCCATACGGGATATCTTTTACATAATCTAAGTAAATCATTCATAGTTTTATCTATGGCTTCATTACCTGTTAATCCATCTACACCTTCTGAAACTAGGATTGTAATGTGATCGATGAATAGATATTTACAACCCGATAATGCCATATATTCTAGCTTTTCAAATAGAGTTGAATCTTCCATAGAACCTTGATGATCTAATACCATAATTCTATCATCACCGAACACTGCTCTAAAGCCTGATTCTAATTCATCCTCTGTTAACTCTCTATATGAAGGATTGATATTCAACGGAATACCTGAGAGTTTACGTGTAGTCTCAGCAGGTGATTCTTCTAATGATACAATACCTACCATTGCAGGGGTGGTATCTATAATATGCCACACAATTTCTCTGAGAATAGTTGACTTACCTGAGCCTGTACCAGAAGTAAATAGTACAATCTCATTTTCACGCATACCTTTAGTCTTAGTGTTTAATGCATCTAAACACGTAGGGTATGGTACAGATTCAATATCATTGTAAGCCTTTAAAGCTTCCCATAATTCATCTCTACCTAAGATACCTACAGGCGTGTATTTAGACGCTTCCCAAATAGCAATTAATAATTGTTGACCGCCTTTCTCAAGTAACATTTGACTTGGATCTTTAACAGGTAATTTAGCTAATCTTACTTTATCAGCACCTATATATTTAATAGCTTCTGCTTTAGCTTTTTCACCAGCCTCATCAGTATCAAGGCATAAAACTACTGTGTCAAATGATCTTACCCAATCTCTATGCGCTAAGAGTGTCTTAACATTAGACGCTGAGGGGATTGAGACGACAGGATAAATTTTCCCATACTTATCTAATGATGCTTGTGCTACTGCCATTGCATCTAATTCACCCTCAGTTACAATCAACCTCTTACCGCCTGTGCCAAACTTATCCATACCGAATAAAGTTGTTGGTTTACCTATACATGAAAACATCTTAGGTAATTTTCTAACTTTATAAATACCTTCACCGTAAGGATAATAGTGTGTGTCTATTTCGCCATCTTCATTAAATGCTGATTTAACATCAAAGAATTCCGCTACCTCCTTAGATATCTTTCTATCTTTAAAGCCAGCAGTTCTTAGTTTTTCTACATCTAGTACAAAAGGTTTCTTAGGTTTTTCCACGTGAGTGAACTCCTTATTTTTGTTAGCGGGAAACCAAGTTTGACAGCTAAAGCATGTAGCTGTGCCGTTCTCATAGATCTGAAGTGCATCTGAAGAACCGCAATCTGGATTTGGACACGGTTGATTGTGAATTACTATTTTACCCATCTTTTGGCCATTGAATTAAACATTCTGGTGACATTTTAGTAATCATAGTTAATCGTACTCTGTGATCGTGTGATACATTTTCTTTGACATCCCATGATACTTTCTCGATTTGTTTATTATACCACTTGAGTGTTACTGGGGTTTCAACATGACATAATGACCATGTCTCTGCCCAAGCTAAGGAACCTTTGGTAGTGTATTCATCAAGGACAATAAACTTGAACTCTTTCTTCGGTCTGCTAGCGAAATGAGCCGCCAAACTGTTAGAGCTAGATTTATATCTACGCCAATCAGATTCTTGTCCATAAGTAGCTTTACCATATGATCTGTAATTCTTTTTGCCAAGATAGAATCTATCCAAGACCGTATCATATATAATGTAGATGAATCCCACATATTGTTTATTTCCTACGTTCATCTGTCTATTGAAACACCAATGTCCATTGTCAAATTTACTAATTTCTGAACTGGACACGGTGTGGTTTATTTTACCTTTAAATTCAGCCATCTCTAATTTCCTGTGCTAATGGCCAGTTATCAAAACAGAAATAATCATCATATGTATTCTGTATGTTGATAAGCTTTGCATTAGCTAATAAATATTCAGGCCATTCATCACCATTGGCTTTTATATACTGATCAATTACTGCCTCTTGGAATTCCTCATCTGTTGTGCAATGTGCTAAAGCTTTTGATGCTTTCACTGGCCCCATCTTCCAAATGCCAGGTATATTATCCGTGGCATCACCTTTTAATATTTGCTCATAGAAATTTCTTTTAGCATCAAGTTCTGAAACTTCTGTGATTGTTTTATGCTTTATATTATAGTGCTTTCCAGGAATCATTAATAGATCCTTATCTATTGAGCATATAACATAATCTACATTTTGAGATTTACACTCATTTGCCCATATACGTAACAGATCATCAGCTTCCCTTCCATCTGCAGCTATGGCAATTTCTTGCATTACTGCCATCTTTCTTACAAACGGTACAAAGAGATTAGGCGGACCAATTGTGCGATGTCTCTTATAGTCTACAAATATTTCATCTCTATAATTGCCTTCGCCTTTAACAGCCATACAATAGTCGTCTGCAAATGTCTCTTCCATGATTACTTCTAGCATTTTCTCAAAGTTATGCCATATGGCTTTACGATATTCTGTATCTTCTTCTTTAGTAAATACTTGCGGTATTACATTTCCTTCATTGTCAAAGTATGTAAAGCCATTACTGCGGTTAAAACAGCAGTTATGAGCGAGTATATCACCATCAATCAGTGCTATCAGCATCTAAAACTCCCATTTCCTGAGACAATTTCATTCTTAATAATGTGCGATCAATCTTGTCTCTAATGTCAGGTACTCTTTCACAATTCAATCGAATATTACATTCTGATGAAAGAAGTATTAAGATAGCTTGTACATCAGAAAGTTCTGATTTAAGCTTTTCTTTGTTAGTCTTTTCATACAATTCATATTTATGATCAAGTGTGAATCTTAAACATTTAGATGCTTCTTGTGCAGCTTCTGATAGTTCTTCCATTAAACATACAAGTAAATATTGCTCTTTATTCATCATTTTCTCTCATAAATTTAACTATTACAATTCTGCCGTTTCTTTGATTGATGCCTTCAGATAGCCATGGTTGTCGACCGTGATATAGCTTTGCATCATAGATCAACAATGTATTTGCCTTTGAGTTAAAGAATTCATCTATTGACCATTGTCCATCATCTTCGTCAAATATATAGTGCTCTTTAGCTTTAGCATAATTGCCATACACAGGGTGACTGAAGAAAGCTGTACCTGTTATATCACTACTGTCTAAGTAAAAGAGAGCGGCTACAGTTGGTGTTTGACCAAATATGTCTTGATCCGCATGTACTCTAAATTCTGTGTCATGTTTGCTAGTATTCAAACGAACAAATGATATGATATCCTTTAAATTTTTTCCTAGTGTTTCATTAATAATTTTGTTAATATTATCATTAATATCTTTAGGCATGTCAGCATAATAAATAAATGTGCCATTACCCTTAGGCATTCGTTTATAGTTTGATGCCCTGCAGTATTGTCTTAATCGCAGAAAATCCTGCATTGATAACACATTATCAATACTAGTGAATCTCGTACCAATCGTTACCGATCTTTCCACTTCCATCCATAATCTCCACACCAAATAGTTTAGGGCCGTCTGCAAACGCTTGTTTACCTATCTCAGCTGCTTGTTCAGCAAACTCTTCAGGCACCATAAAGTCAATTTCATCATGCATCATAATCAAGGGTTGGTACGGAATTCCTGCAGATTCGAGTCGCTCCATTGTAAGCATACATGCTGCTCCGCACGTAATTTTCTCTGCTGATTGCAGTAGATAGACAAGAAGCTTATGGAAGCTGTCAACATACACACGAGTACCAGCCAAGCTAGGGATATAACCATCTCCCTTTTTCTTTGTGTTTCCATATATTTTCTCCAACTTTTCACTTAAGTCTTTAAATCCTGGAACAGCTTTAATAAAGCCTGATTTCAATTTCTTACCTTTAACATCATCATGTGAGCCAAAGATATATGACCAAAGCTTTCCACCACTGGCTCCGAATAAGAATGCGTATAGAATTCTCTTAGCATTCGCTCTTGGTACTACATAATTCATCTTTAAATCTTTCTTTAAGATCTCAGTAAGAATATCAGCATTAAATTGATGAATATCACCATTAAGTAATGTATCAATAAATGTAGGATTATTCAAATAATGTGCTAAGCCTCTAGCTTGATTACCTGATGAATCACAGCCTACAAGCTTCCAGCCAGGCTTACATGAGAACAATTCCCGCATTTCTCTACCCCATGGTGAATCTCCTGACGGTACGTTAACAATAATAGAGTGTCTAGCACGCATACTTGGTGTACCGATTGTCATACAATCACCGTGCAGATTGCCTTGATCATCTACGTTCTTTAACCATGTTGTTAAAATGCCTTGCCTAGCCTTTGCAGTTAAGAAATCTTTATAGAGCTTACCATCACCCCCTAAGAATTCTAAACTATCTTCTGTAATCTTAGGTGTAGTTTTCGCTTTTCTTCCTGTAATAGGATCAGCTTTATAATTCCAATCATTAGGAACCCAACCATGTCTATATAGAAATATCTTTACATCTGTTACCGAGTCCAGACTAAGAGGTTCGACTTGAATACGGCAATACTCACCATCGACAATGCGATCATCAGGATCGAACCCACTCCAAGGATCCACATCAAACCACCGAGCAGTATGCGCATCATAACATCCATCCTTTCTATATTTAGGTTTCTTTACTTCTACAATACCAAGTTTCTTATCTACAGCGACTATCTTTAAGCCAAGTTTTGAATTTAGTGCAGTATACGTCTTATCCATTTCAACTTGTAATCTGTCATAGAGTATATGTGCTTTATCTAAATCAAATGGCCATCCACCTAAGTTAGCTTCGGCACACCACTTACTTACTGCATGTTCTACTTTAATATACTCTTTGACTTTAGGATTCTTTTCAGACACTTCAATCAATTCTTGCTTTAATATCTCTAATACTTTGACATTTAATGAAACGTCGTTATTACAGTATTCACCCATTTGTTCAGAATATCCAGACCAGTCTTCAAACTCTTGTTTAGGAAACTCTAAATATTCACCCCAACGTTTTAAACCATGCCCATCATTACCAAACCTTCTATAATCTAATACTTGTGAAAGAATAAGTGTATCTACAGCTTTTACGCTCTTAGGTAATTCATAGTTGAATAGCTTCTTTAATACAGCTAAGTCATATCCAATAATATTATGGCCCATAACTTGTCTAGCATTATTGAATAGTTGTATCCAATTCATATCTCCTTGCAAAAATTGCATTCGCTTATTAGCACTTACATCATGAACAACCATGATCCACATTTGTGTTACGTCTTTTAACAAACCATCTGTTTCAATATCGAATACATAATTCATATATAATTTCCAAATAAAAGGCACCCCAGTATTAGTGAGGTGCCGATTTTGTTATAGGATGCTTTCTACTTCTCCAACCTTTATCGGTCTGCCGGCCTTTTTATAGGCGATTAAGTACTTTAAGTACCATAAAGCTTTTTGGAGTTCTTGTAGAGAATCATCCTTTTGACCATTACGGTCAAGGTATTTTCTTATTTGTAATTCAACTGCTGCTTCGAATTTCGCTGGATCACGCAGTGTAGGTATTCTACTCATTGTGTCTAACCATTGTAACTCATCTACATATCCCTTATAATGCTTAGGGTCTACTGCATTATTTACTTCTTCAGGCTTGCGATAATTCATGAGATAATTATCTAAAGCTTCTTCGTCATGGAATACAATTTCGTTTCCATTACTTTCTCTAATTACTGCAGTTAAATGGTCATTATTTAAATTATACTCAGTAACATCACGAATATTCTCAGTTAAATATTCATTGATAGTTGCTTTATATACTGTTTGAAGATCATAAAGAAATGAAATTGTACGTTCTTTCTTCCAATGTCTTCGATCTATCTGTGCATACCACGCATCAAGTTCATCAATATTTCTAATAAAAGAAATTCCTTGAAGTGGCATATTATTTGTTTCTGCTTTTATAAAATATCCGTCTTTAAAATTAGAAATCATACTATCTAATTCACATTCTCTAATAAAAGCTACAAATTGGTGATCTTTATTAAGTATCTTGTATGTATAATTTATCATATATTTAGAATACGTCATCGTCAGTTTCATTACTGCTGAATTCACGTTCATATTCTGTCTCACCGAAATCATCTTCGCTGATACGTGGAGTATATACTATATGCTTTGTTAATTGTACTGTCATAAGGGTAAAGCCTTTCTTTGTAGCCCCCATTGGATCTTTATATTCGTATTCAAATACACGAATATTACCGATAGATCCATTTCCAATTGTGTTGGGATCAATAGGTCTTAATTTACCATCAATCAATTTCACAGGTTCATTTGGTGTACCGTCTGATTTAATAGACTTCTTTTTCAGATTAGCTCTGAAATATGTATCACCATCATCTGGAACGATAGCCTTGACAGTCAATCCAATAGCTTCCCATTCTTTCTTTTTCTCTTTGTCGGTAGTCCGAATTTGGAGTTCCCATGTAGGATTTTCTTTATTAAACTTGCCATTTGGTTTACCAAGTTTAGCGAAATAAATTTCTACGTCATATAACTTTGCCATTGCTGTTCTCTCTTTTGATTTCTGAATTAGGGTTAATTTAACGGGGTCTCTAAGCATTTATAGAGACCCACATTTATTAGGAAATATTTACTGATTCTTGCACGTTTTCATTTACTTTAGCAAGTTCTTCTGGAATGAACCAAACCGGACCGCCTGCATTTGTAGTGATGAAATGAAACTCATACCAGTCAGAGTCTTCAATCTCTCTGGCAATATCAAATGAACCAGGATCTAACGCAAGATTAGTCTCTCTAAATACACCATTATCATCCATGCCCATAAATGTTACATGGATGAAATCTCCGAAAGATTCTAGAATATGAAGATTACCGCCAAATTCATGAATGTAACCTGCAGCATCATGTGTATTTCTTAAGATGTTTGAAAAGTGTTGCCACAGTGGTTTCCAATGCGGATGATCCTCTTTTCCATAAAAGAAATTACGTACGTCTGAGTTTTGTCTAAATGTAATCATGCTTTTAACCATTCTGAAAATAAATTAATATAACGATCAACTGTTGCTACAGAATCCTCGTATCCACTTTTGCCTTCACCTAGCATTGCTCTTAATAGCTTAAGCAAACTAAGTACTTCAATTACTTCTTCTTTAAGCACTAGCATTATCTCGTACCATAGCTTGAACATAAAGTGGAGTAACATCGGGAGGTGCGCATGCTGCAACTCCGCCCAGTGGCATCCAACCTTGGTGCAATAGCTCTACTACCATGTTTTCTAAAAGTTTACAGCTTACAGCTTCTAATAATTGATATTGCATTTGACTAATCATTTCTTATACCTGTTCTTTCTTTAGCTTTAAGTTGTCTTTCCCAATTTGCCAAATATGGCTCAATGGTTTCTTTATCCCATGTGGCATCTGCTCCATGATTAGGTAATCGCCCTGAGTACAATGCCATACCTAGTTGCATCTGGTTGATACCTAATCTAATCATTACATCTCTAGTGCTTACTCTCATTTTTGATTCCATGAATAATTATAATCGTTTCAAGTTCAGCAATCTTATCTTGAAGTTTTTCATTCAATTCAGATTGTGTACGAGCAACCTTATACCAATGAAGATTCTTATACATTACAAAAAGTAATGAGCACCATAGTGCTATATCACCGTAAGACATCATCTATTTTTACCTCTATAATTTTTAATATATCAATTCCAAAGATTCTAAGAGGAATATAAAAAATGAATAGCAATACAAATAATGGTATTACCACTGCCAATGAAAACATGGCTTGACAAATATCTTTAAACATAATTATTTCCACATTGCCGATTGTTGTTGTTGATTCAAAGTCAGACTCTTGACTTTATTCTCAAATGCTACTAATGTAACATATTCTTCTCCAGCTAAGTAAGCTGTCTTATACATATGATCAATATTACTATCTAGTAATGCTCTATCAAGCATATGTTTATTTCGTGGTGTGAATGTTTCATCATTCCACTGGTCACAGACGTATTCCTCAAATGCGTCTATCTCTAAATTTAAAACATAGTTAATCGTACTCAGAATATTATCCATTTGGTTCTCCTTAGAAAAATAATAAATCGCCAATTTTTACCATTTTAACATTTGTTCTAAAGCGCTTGCCTAAAGGCACATTATTAAAATGCGTATAGCCTTCTGTTAATTTAGTAGTTCTGAGATTTCTGAATAACATTTTTCGCGCCAATTCATATTGCTTATCCAACACATCTCTATCGGCTTTACCTTTAGGGTGGGGTGTTTTCATACCATGTCGTGCCCATGTAAATAAACCTGGATCACGTTGAATAACATGACATAGATTTTCACCTGGACGTGCGTGTTCAATTAATACTTGACCTACACCTAACATAGTATCAACTGGTTGGTTTCTTGCCTCGAAATACATTACAGCTACGAGACAACCTATTGATGTTAACATACTTTCCTCCATTTTGTTTTGAGCAGTTAAAGCATACTCAGGCTTTATTAGCTATTCCAGCTCTTTGTCGGCATATCAGTAAACCTCCACGAAATTAATTTGATAAGACCAATCATCGCCTTTGACGATGAAGATTTCAAAATTACATCCTGGATCAATCTCTTCTTGATCTACTCGCTGACAAAAAGAATTCGGGTCGCAGCTACGACACACTTTCATGAAGTCTTCCACACGTCCGTTGAAATCTTCAAAAACATCTTTAATGTCATTCTCTGTAAATGTTGAAACAACTTCGACAACACCATTGCAACTCCAAATAACATGTGCATAAAGCTTTTTCCCAAGGCAATTATTCAACAAAAAAGCATTGGATTCTTCTTTTGAAATAAACATATTAACCCCATTTTTGTAAGATAAAAATTGTGTAAGATCCGTGGTAACCTTCTGTACCACCTGTTGTAATTACATCTGTTAGTTCATATTCAGATTCCATTAATGCTTGTAATTCAGAGTAGTCAGCTTTATGGCCAACAGCAATGTTTAGTATCTTTACTTCGTGTTTCTTCTTTGGTTGTGTTAAACCTATTACATTGCTCATATTGCGAACCCATACCATTTGCCAACAGGCATTATCGGGTTAGCAAGAAACTTGCACATTGGATTTGTGATCTCAATGGCTTCTCTTTCTTTCTTTCTTAAGTTGTGCATACATGCTTTTAAATCAACACCACTATAAACATAAGTTATGCTACCGTTTTTATTACGTATAGAATCTACTGGATCTGCTTGACTTTTTACGATACGTGTACGAACAGTATTAGGTGTTGTTCCAGTCAATTCTGCGTATTCATGTATTGTAAATCTTTGTGGCTGTGTCATATAAACTCCTATGCGAAAGCGTACTCGCTTTCTAGAATTAAATTAATATCAAGATCACCCATCTCAAGATAAGTAAGATCTCCGTCAATATCATCCATTATTGGAAACAATGGATTATCTTTATAAAGTTCTACAAATGTCTCGCGAACTATTCTAAAGAGATTTGGCATGTCAGCAAATAAACAACCATAGCTGTCATGAATTGTTGTAATTGTAAAATCACAACGGTGTGTAGTAAGTGCTAAGTGCGCTGCATCTAAGCTATGAATAACGTTAGGTGCTGCTCCTTGAGACTGCTTACCTTTACTAGGAACCACATCTTCAATAAAACATATTGCTAATTGAAAAGTGTTTTCATAATAACCTGTAGACTTACGTGGCCCAGCTGGTGGCCCATACTGTACATAAATCTTTTTAACTTTACCTTCTGTATAATTTTGTACCACAGGAAAGTTTACTATTGGAACATTCCATGATAAAAATTCTTCAACTTTCTCACAGTTTCTTCCGGCATTCTCAAATATATTTAACAATCTCATCGGCTTCTCTAATGAAGCTTTACAATCTTCAAATACTAATCTGCCCAGCCAAGCCCCCCATTTATGTTCCATATGAAGTAGCAAGTCTATTCCATGCTTTTTTGCATCAAGGATTTGTTGCTCACCTAGGCCATAACTAGAACCTCCATATGGGAGTGTCATAGTATTCCTTTTTACAATCTTTCTTCTCTGTTTAGAATCTTTAATTCTATTCCAGAATACAGGTGATGCAATTGAGCCAATATCAGCCCATTGCTGTTTGTATGCTTTTATTTGCGCTACTAATTGATTTCTAACTTCCGAACGCGGTTCAGATGCAGTAATCTTTTTCTTTAATTTAATTAACCCATCAATAAAGTCTTCACATTGCAGTATTAAATCTGCAGGCATGCGAGCAATATCATGGGCGATCTTATTCCATACATGTGTGGCAACATATGCGTATAAATCTCCGGGTAAATCTAACGGGATCAAATTTACATACGGTGCTGTGACTTCATCTCGTGTGAGTGCCGCAAGGTGCTGTGATCCATTTGTTGAGCCGTCAATGAAGCATTCAACATGTGATTCATACTCTAAATACTGTGGACCAAGCCTTAACGCATTTCTAAATTCAATGCATGCAGCTAAAAATTGCCACGGCTTATCACCAGCCATCCACCCTTGATTTACCTTTGGGCTTTCAGCATATGATAATAAAATCTCTTTATTATCGAGTACCCATTGATATCTGTCTTTGAGACTTATTTTATCTGTCTTAGCACCATCTTCACGACCAGAACTTCCTGCCCAGTTACTGGCGATAGATACACATAGCCAAAAGAAACCCTCTTCACCAATTGCTTTCTTATCTTGACGCATTAAAAGACCTTTAGCAATATCACTAGATTGTTCATGGAGATATGCCGTTGTTGGATATTTCCTTCCACGGAAATCAAGGTAATACATATGGTAAAATACAGTATCCATGAACTTATCTGCTATAGATAGAATAGCTTTTGTTTCCCTTAATTTAGTAGTCTTAGCTTGAGGATTTTGCTGCTCCCATATATCACTAAATGCATCAGTATGGTTATTCAATGCCCATTTAGAAACATTATAAACTTCTTTGTTTATTTGCCAACCCGTATTTAAGCTCTTATTTACTGAATCAAATATTATAGGATGTGTTGCAGGTGTTAATTTTGTTGGAACATCTTTATTACCCGTCTTGACTAATACTTGTCCAGTAGGGTGTTTGAACTCTGTATAAGGCTCGTAAGGTGTTACTGAAGGTAATTTGCCCTTAGCACCTTCTCTGCTTACACCCTCCCATAGTAATTGTATTGCTGCATCATCTAAAACTTCTACAATATATGTTGCATGACCATTACCAGCAGAACCGAGTATTGCTCTAAGCATTCCAAGCTCTTCAAATGAATATAATATGAATGCACCAGTCTTAGCCGCAACAGATGAATCTTTCTTTAAACCTCGTCTTACTGAATGCCCAATAATGCTAATGACTTCTACCATTAATATTTGTTTGTTTACAGCACCTCTCTTTGGACGAGTGTATAAGTATACGTTAGATATTATTATATCTAATATATTTTCTAAATCAATTTCTTTAAGAAACTTAAGAGGACTCTGGGGTGCAATCTCTAGCTGCAACCTACGGTTTAATGACTGTCTCAATCTATTTCGCATGATAGTCCTAAAGAAAAAAAAAAAATAAGGGGATCACCCCCAAGAACCCCCGTAGGGATTCTTGAAGGTGATCGCACTTTGTGTCTTACGTAAAACTTCTGCAAGCAGAATAATTAAAGCTATTCGTACAAGCATCTAGCAGCCCCTTTTCTATTTAAATAGATTAAGGTTGCTAGTATTATTGTCTGTGGACACAGGCCTAACAGTGCCACAGACGTTACTACTAAGATAGAGTATTGCGTCGGTTCATTCATTAAATCTCCTAAGCAATACTCTAGCTTCAAGCTAGAGGAGTGTCATGTGATGGCCTTTAACTTGGTTAACTATTTCTTGCAAAATTTTAAAGTTCTTTTGAGTTACATAGAATGGAGTTCGAGTAGACTCCGTTTTGTTCTGTGCAGTCATTACAGTACCGACCTCAATGATACTCTGCACGAGTTGCCCGTCAGCGACTCTTTTTTCACCTAATAATACAATATTACTAGGCTTAATTCTCTTTGCAGAGAATTCAAAAGACCCTAAAGAATCTTTTGTCTTGGGATTGCAATAGAACCACCCTCTAATTTCTAGAGTGTCATGTTCAACCGCTTCCGCGACCAGCTTTTGAGTCTCGATATCAAAAGCCTCTTGAGCTAGTGACTTCGGCCTTACTATCCTTTTGTCAATCAGCATGCCGACCGCGAATAACGCTGACGTTAATAGTAACCAAGGCATTATTTATCCCCCATCAATTTCTTAACGAGATAATACGCTGCGCAACCCGCAGCTATACTAGTTATTGCAGGCGCTAAAGCCACAGCTGTTACGCTTGATGCAATTACTGCACCTGCCCCTGTTTCTACAATCCCAACTGTTGCGATGTTGGCAATTGTCACAACTCTTGTTGCGGTTAAAAAACTAGCTGTGAATGCTGCTGCGTTTGCTACGATTTCAGTTTTCATTTGAATTTCCTCTTGGTGATTAAAGTGTACTTACTAATTGGTCAAGCTCTGAAACTTCTTTTTTCAAAGCTTTATTTTCAGCTTGAAGTTTATCAACTTCTTTTTGCATTCTGTGAGCCTCTTTAAACTCATCATACCACGAAGCTGCATAGGATTCTTTGTCAGCTTTTAACTGAGCAATCCCTTCATTTAGCTCGCGACGTTCTTTAATACCTTTGTAGGCATAAAGTCCAACTGAAGCTACAGTGATTGCCGCTAAAGCCACTGGATTTGTTGCTGCAGCTACTCTTGCTGCGTTCATTGCGATTAATGCTAACATGTTGTTTTCCTCTTGGAATTATTAAGCTGTTTCGTTTTTTTTGAACTCATCAGTATGGATAACACATCCATATACAACTTGAGCAGTTTAAAGACTTACTCAGGTCTGTTTAATCATACTTTTAATAACGCAAGCATTTCTGCTAATTGAGCATCAATGTTAAACTCAGCATCAAGCGCTGCAATTTGTGCTTCGTGCGCAATTGCCATAGCTGCTAATTGATTTTCTACTGCTTGTTGTGCTAATTGTACTTGTGTGTTCATTTTATTTTTCCTCTTGGTTAATTGGATTGAGATACCTTATTGTACTTCATATAAGATACCTCTTTTTCCGCGTTATTTATAGTCAATTTGTATGATTTTTAGGCCGTTTGCTTTACGCTTTTTAGCCATCTTGTACTCACGTGTAATACGAATATCTTCTAAAGTTATCCGATAAAACACCCATGTTAATGCTGCAGCTATCCATAGAGTGACATAAACTAAAAATTCAATCATGCCATTTCTCCTTCCAAAAGAGCGTTTAATCTTGGTACATCCCAATCCCCAAGTCCATATGACTCAGATATTTGATCCCACTGAAGGTTAATTTCAAATACCTCTTTTGTTTCGAGGATCATCATACCGACCTTATCCTCCCAGATATGCCAAAGACTAATTCCAGCTTTTTCATTGGTGAAGTCAAAAGATGGAACACCGCCCATCCCGTTTCTTTCAAATACCCAAAAAGTATTTAATACCTCTAAAACTGATAATTTATCTAATTTCATTTTTGTTCCCCTTGGATTAAAATTTTCTAATAATAAATGAATATACGCCTTCATCAGACATACGTAAGCCTTCACCTTTGTGCTCCAACATAATATAATTTACTTCATCAATATTGTTTGAACTTACTACAGCGTATGGTGTATCATCAACAGGTTGGACTACTGTAACATGAGCATTGTTTCTTTTACCTTCATACACTTGGCCTGTCACTTCTGAATTACTGATTAATGTTAATTCTACTACGATGTTTGCAATTGTGATTGTTTTCATTTGAATTTCCTCTTGGATTAATTGAATTGAGGTACCTTATTGTACTTCATATAAGATACCCCTTTTTCCGCGTTAAAAAGGGATAGTCCGAAGACCATCCCTGTTGTTAAAGTACCAGCACCCCTTGCTGGTAAATGTGTCCTTCCGTAAGGACGTTTAGTTTGAACCCATCGCCATCTAGCCTCTCTAACATAGATGCCAGGATGTCAACGTCTCTCCCTACCCATGTGACATTATCCCATGTGTATTGAACAACATCACCAAGCCGTACGCGTGTATTGGCCATATCAAGTATGTTGATTACTGCAGAGTAATCCTCTGCGTCTACCTCATCATAATCCCATGGTATATGGTGCCTAATGTCAATATCTAAACTATTAGTGATAAGAAACATAACTGTACTTTTCATTTTTTAGGCTCCTCTTTCTTTAGAGCTGCTTCTAAAAAGAAGTTAAAAGGTAAACCCTCTGGAATTGCTGCTTTAGGTCTAAGCAGTTTGTGTGTTTGGCCTTTATAGCCAAACTTGTTATGTTTTTGGCTTTTACCAACTTTCATAGTGTACTCCTATTAGTTATGACAATCGATATTGATTATCATATAAGATACCATTATTTCCGCATATATTTTAATCTAAGGATTAACAATTAATGGATAATGGCCAAAGGGTTAATTGAGGGGGGAACGTCTGAAGGGTTAATTCAACGGGTTCGGTGCTGAAAACTGCGCCACGCCACACGCTGAGAGTGCCAGTTCTGCCGCCAGAAACTGCCCCACACGGCACGCGGGTGCCACGCTGATCCCTCAGTGATGCCCCCACACCGCCCGCCCACACACGCCCAGATTTCACGCCACCCAAAATTCGTGCAGAAATGCCCCGTCTTGGCGCGGAAAATTTCGGCATCACCATCATAAGGGATGCTCATCCAAGTGCCACGTAGCTACGTATCCGATCCGACTCCAGCCCTGTTTTTCTAGAATTCGGGTAAACACGTTTTTCTCGTCCACATTGCTTCCGTTTGAAATAATACAGTTAATATTTCTACGCTTCGCTTCTTCAATTAATTCCTCATGAAGTAATACTACAGCTCTAACAGCCTTAGTCCCTGTTAAGTCAGAAGCAAAGAAACATTGTTGTAGTAGTGGATCCTTGATACATTCATTACGTCTTACATCAGCCAGTAACCATGCTCTTATCTCACCATCTACTTCTACAACTCTTAAGAATCCTCGTACACCTATTATCTTTCTCATTGAAGATACTGATGTATCATAGTCTGCTCTAATTAAATCCGGTTGTGCAAATTTCATATAGATCTTAACACAATCATGTAATTCATCTTTATTTTTAATTTGTCGTATAATCATATATAAAAAGGCCCCAACCGAAGTCAGGGCCAATCTCCTTTTATAAGTAAGCTTTCACAATATCTTTACAGATACCGCTACGCACAATATCATCAACATCAAAAGTAACAATACCAACTTTATTAATACCATGTAATTTAGTAATAGCATCAGCTAACCCTGAGTTACCCTTAATATCTTTCTGTTGTATATCACCATCAATAACTACTTTGGTATTTTCACCAATCCTAGTTAAAAACATTTTCATTTGAGCAGGAGTACAATTTTGAGCTTCATCTAATAGTATGAAGGAATTCTCAAATGTACTACCTCTAATAAATGCTAATGGTCTTGCTTCAATTACCTTACGTTTAAACAAGTAGTCTGTAAACGAATGACCTAGTCTTTTATTCAATATATCTTTTATTGGATCAATGTAGGGAGCATATTTTTCCTCTAGCTCCCCAGGTAAGAATCCAAACGATTCACCAGCTTCTACTGCAGGTCTTGTCACAATTATTTTTGATATTCGTTTACTTTGCAGTAATTGTGCAGCATATGATAATGCTACATATGATTTACCTGTACCAGCAACTCCAACACCAAATGTTATTATATTTGCTTTGATGGAATTTAAATATCGTTTTTGTGCATCTGTTAAAAGCTCTAAAGCTTTTTCACCAGTAGGTTCAATAATGTTTTCTTGAGTACGTCTAGGTTTTTTCGCCATATTATTCAGGATCCTTTGAAGTTACGTGTCCACCACCTAAGATGGCAACAGATAACGCTAATATACCGTCCATTTGTTCTGGTGATAATTCTACTATTTTAAAAGCACTTAATGATGCTAAAGTAGAAGATATAATACCGAACCAAGTAGATGGTTCTTTTAGCCTAGCTATTAGATAATTCATTTAATTGTCCTTTAAATGTTTCAAAATAATTAATACATTGTTCTTGTGATGTAGCATTAGAAATATCTAAATTTGCAATATTAGATAAGCTTCTTACTTCGTCTATCCATATACGCATTGGTTCATAGTCAATAGTGCCTATGAAATTTAATTGGCGATATAAAGGGTATTTAGAAGTAATGAAATCACTTGCCCAATTATTTATAAAAGTAGTGTATCTATTTCTTAATAACACTAAGTAGTCATCTGCCGGTTTCCATAATTTATCTACATAATCAAAATAATGAAATATATCAGGTCTAAGGGGTTTTAATACGGGTGTGCCATTATCAATGTAATAGTTTTCATTATCATATGAACCTTCAATATATTGATATTGTGTCTCAGAAATAATATTATTAAATACTTCTTCCGAGACATTGATATTCTCTACAATTTCTCCAGAGCTTTTGTAAAATGTGTATATAAAATTCATTATTTCTTACCTGTCATTATTGTAATAGTGACTTTAGCCATAAGCGATCCCGTATTCCAATAGTTAGTACTACTGCCATTCATAAGAGTTAGTGACATGCCTCCAAAGTCTGTAGCATTTGCGGCAATTGATTTACTACCCATGAAAGAATATGTAGTAATGTTAGAGCCATCTGTTTGACGTGTATTAACATCAGATGTAAATAGCAAGTTTCCTATATTAATTCTAAAATATCCGGCAGTAGTATCAGAATGTGTTAGGGCCACTGTTACAAGGACTACGCGTGTAGTGGCCACAGCAACCGATGGGATGGCAAGACTTGAATAATATGTTGTAGTAGCTTGAGCAGCGCCTGAATTTGCAGGCATAGTTAGAGTAAGATTCTTTTCATAGCTACTTATTTCGGTAACAGCTAATGCATTGATATAAGGTGTATCTACATTAGCAATATTAGTTCCCCACGTAGCTCCGACAGTAGCGCCAGCTTGAATACCTGTAAGCTTAGTTCCTTCAGTAGATGTAAAGCCTGTTGCCACTGCCCATGCACTACCGGTCCACGTTTTCGTTACAGGATATGCAGCATTTGTTGTATCAATCCATATATCGTTAGCCTTTCCTGTTGGAGCAGTACTTTGACGATATGTAGTCACTTTATTAGCACCATCTTCAGGCAGACCTGTTACTGCATTCCCTTTTACGTCTGTCCAGGTTACTTTTGAATTAGTAATAGCATTTGCTGTTGTTGTAGTAAAGTTAGAAGTTTGTATAACGGGACCTGCTATAGTAAACGCAGAGCCATTCCATGAAATACCTGTTGTAGGGCTTCCTACTGAAAATATGCCCTGTCCACTAGCATTCAATCCTAGATAAAAACCACTACCACCAAATGTAGTACCTGAAGACTTAATTGCCTTATTATTAGTATTTAATACAATATCACCTGTAGCAAATAAATTGCCTGTCTTGGTAGTAAATGCTTCTAGTGTATCGGCTTTGAATACAGTCAGGTATGGAGCACTCCATGTAATCTTCTGTGTTACATGATTAATAATACCGTCTGTTTGCCATTGTGCAGAATTAGCATTTACAGTTTGTGTAGTAGCATAATAAGTGTTAAGAGGGGAAGTAGGTAATGAAGTTATACCATCTGTAGTAAAGGAAGTTATTGTAGGCGTATTGCCGATTAATGCAGTGGTAAAAGCACGTGTTGCTGAATTACCTTGAGCACCGGGAGTGCCAACACCGTCTGCACCTTTTTGAGCTACTATTTTTACATTAGTCCAAGTACCAGCTGTAACTGCCGTAGCTGGCGTAGTTGTGCTAAATGTAAATTCACAACTCCACGTAGGCGTTGTTGTTGTTGCAGGTTGAGTCTTTAGCCATGTTCCCGGAGGAACTAGCGGATCTGTAGCTCCAAATGTATACGTCCCACCTGTTGGTGGTGTTGGTGTACTAGGCTGTTGTAAATATACTGTTGCAGTATATACAGATCTGCCTGAAGGCCCTGTACCACCTGGATTACCATCAATACCATTCTTAGTGTACAGTACGGGTGTAGACCACGATACCGACACACCACCATTACTAGACGTAAATGTCTGAGTAGATACATATACACCAGTTGTTGTAGCAGGAAATGGAGTTGTCTGCCAACCAATAGTAGTAGGCGCTGTTAATACATTACTGCTAAAATTAAAAGAACCACCAGAAGGCGTGCCTGATGGTACACCATTATAATACACAGAGGCTAAATAAGTAGTTGCGCCAGTAGCGCCCGCTTTAGATTTAGCTATGCTGTAAATATTAGTATATGATACACCTTTGTATGTAGTAGTAATAGTAAATGATTCACCATTAGATGACCATGGGCCGTTTGATTGATCTAGTGTTATTGTGCCATACGCATCAATAGCTAATGTAAGACCACTTTTAAGTGCACCTCCTGCGTACGTAATTACAGCAGGCCCTCCAACTGGATTTGATACAATAGCGCCCGAATCATATACTACAATAGCATTACCACTAGGTAGAGTTGTTACACTGCCTAAATTAGTAGCCGGTACAACATCAGCATCGGATTTAATATCTACAAGAATAGCACTAGTACCTCTCTTAGACTTAGCATACGTATATGTAGTTGAATAATTTATACTGTTGTACCTGGCTGTAAATACAAACGTAGCCAAATCTCCCGTCCAAGCTGGTGTTGCTCCTGACCATGTAATTACACCTGTATTTGTATCGATAGTTGCTGTTAGTCCATTTTGAGCGGCTGTTACAGAATAAACAACTCCAGTAGGCTGCGCAGTACCTCCAATATATAATTTCAGATTATTGGCAGGAGGTAATGTATAATTTTTACCATCACTATCCGCTGGAGTTACATCAGATTCAGAAAGTAAATCAACAAATATAGCAGACGCTCCGTTTACACCTGATTTAGTTTTAACTATACTATAAAAAGATGTATAAGTTACACTATTGTAGGTAGCTGTAATAGTAAATGTTTCACTGTCACTAGACCATGTTGTTTGTGTAAGAGCTATATTACCGCTCGAATCAATAGCTAGCGTAAGGCCATTCTTAGCTTCTCCACCTGAAAATGTAATTTTGTTAGTAGGAACTAATACACCACCTTCATACAGCATTGCTTGATTTCCAGACGGTAGAGTAAATACAGCTCCCGAACTACTAGCAGAAACCGCATCAGTTTCTGACTTTAAGTCCATTACAACACTTGGAGAACCTTTCTTAGATTTTGCATACGTATATGTAGTTGAATAATCTACACTATTATATCTAGCTGTAAATGTAAAAGATTCGGTATCAGTTGTCCATAAACCGCCTGACCATGTAATTACACCTGTATTTGCATCTATAGTTGCTGTTAATCCATTTTTAGTACCGCCACCTGAATACACTACATTTGTTGAGATTATAGCACCGCCTGAATAAAGTTTTAAACTATTACTTGGAGGTAGTACATAATTTTTACCTTCAGTATCTGCAGCTGTTATATCAGACTCAGAAAGTAAATCTGCAAAAGTAGCATCCACGCCATTTTGTAAACTGATAACAGGTATTGACCAGCCAGTAATTGCTACAGCACTGGTATTCCCTGCAGCAGTGTTTACCACAGCACGAGATGTATACACAGCGGCAGTACCTGTCGGTATTGAAGCTGACCATGTAGCACCTATTGAAGTAGGCACAGTTGTCAAAGGACTTGCAGCACCAAATGTATAACTACCACCTGTAGGTGTTGTAGTTGGCACACCACGAGTGTATACTGTAACCTCTGCTACACTTGCTCCTTCAATTCTTGATGGAGTATCCCATGTGTACGTAGTTGTTCCTGCAGGCTTAATACCCACACTAGACCATAATGCATTTGCACCAGCTGGTACAGACGCTACATCAGAATACCAATTAGTTGGCGTACTTGTAGACGCTGTTGGAGCTAACGGTTGTGAAGCACTGCGAATGAATATGACGTCAACAGCATCACCAGCTGAACCAGTATTACCTGTTCTACTTACAGAATACGTAATTCTCTGCACTATTGGAGTCAGAGCAGTATTGCTTGAATCATATATTGTTACAGTGACATCTGTGTATGCTACATCAGCCGACATAGCTGTTGGAGCAGGGATGCTTGCATTTGTATTAGCGGCAACTGTAACACCAGTTGTAGCCAATGTTACTTTAAATGTATTTGCGCCACCTGTTGCGCTATAAGTCAATGCATTAGTACCAATATACGCTTGTACAGAACATCCAGCACTGCTGAAGTTAATTCCGGCATAGCCAGTATTAGGGGCAGGTACTGTAATATTATCATTAGACAAAACGACTACAGGTGAAGATGAACCATCAACTAATAGTGGGATTGTTATTGTGTCATTTAATGAACTAGCTGCACCATTTACCGTTCCTGTAATTATACATTTATACGCATTAGTTGTTACACTAGCATAATCGGTTGTAGGTACAGTATATGAACTACTTGTAGCACCACTAATATTTGTACTATTCTTTTGCCATTGATATGTAATAGTTCCAGTTATATTTTGATAACTAGTAGTTAATACGATACCAGTTGCCGGACTAAGAACTCCTGCAGCATTTTTATTAAACGTAGAAGATGCATTATCAATGCCAAATACAGCAGAGTTTAAACCACTTTCACCTTTAGCACCATCTTTAGCCAATATTACCGGTGTAGACCATTCATTTGCAGATATGGTGTCTGTATTGGTTTGACTATTAGCAATAGCTGTTATAATATATAACGGATCTGAACCACTAGGAATAGCTTTCAACCATTCATTAGAAAGATTAGCTGTAGTAATAGCATTACTAGTAAAATCATATGTAACATCTCCAGGATTGGTTGTCAATACTGTAGCTGACCTTTGATACGCATATACCATTGCACTACGGTAATTAACAGCATTAATTTCATATTTAACTGGAACAGACCATTCTGTAGGTAAAATAGTATCTGTAGGCTCTGAAGATAATGCAGACGCCATGCTCATATATAATTGATCAGTACCAGTAGGAGCTGTTAATGCCCAATTATTATTTAACCCTGTCACAGCTTTAGTAGAAAATGTATATGTAACATTTACACTAGGTACAGATGGTGGAGTAGCTGAACGTGCATAGATAAAGATAGAACCAGTATTCATTGTTCCAGAAAAACTAACTGATTGTGTTGATACACGAGCGCTCTCTGGACCTGCGCCATATTCATCATGCACAGTAACCGTATACCAATAGTCAACACCTTCTGTTGCTTCAATATTAGCATAGTTGTTTAGTGTCTCTACAATTACAGGCGTTCCGCCAACTGCTTGACTGTATTTTTTAAATACATACTTTGTAATATCACTGTCTGATACCAAGGTTGCCTTAGCCAATGCTGTTCTGAAGCTAGGTGATACACTGAATTGTGTAACAGATGGTGCAGCATTCTCAACAGTAGCTTCAATATAACCTTGAGTAGTATTCCCTAATGCATCAATACTGTAAACCCTTACTTTGAATATTCTGGAAGCTGTTACAAACAGTTCCTTATTCATATCATGTGTAAATTTAAATGAAGATGTAGTTACTATATAAGACTTTTTAAATACATTACTTGTATCTAAAATTTGAACCAAGTATTGACTAGGTTGAATAGGCTCTTCAGCATTATTGCTCCACACAATTTCAGCATCTCTAGTATTGAAAGTTGTATCAGTTCTTCCTAAAATATTTATAAAGCTAGGTGGGTAAACAAGAATATCCCGTCTCTTTACGATTGAACCAAATACATAAGTGCCTAATAAATATTTATTTCTAAAACTATTAATATCATATGAAAATCTTAATGTTGTGTCAAAATAAATATACAGTGTATCAGTAGAGTTTGCATTAGTTGTATAGGAACCGCTACTGATGTCAATAACTTTTGTACCATTTTTATAGAAGCTAAAAGCGGTCCAAGATAATTGATTAGCAACATTAGAGAATACTAGTCCAGAAAAACCATATGTGTCTGTATCAAACACTTCGGCTTCTGTTGTGCTAGTGTATCCGTAAATAGAAAAACCAGTTCTAGTCTGAGTTCTTACAGCAAAAATAGCACTGCTAACATTTAACTTAGGCAGTCGAAACTCATTTACAGTTGATCTTCCAATTTCATGGAATTCTGGAGTAGCTGTACCAACTACTGAACCTCCTTCATACATATAAATAATATAACTAAGGAAATCAGGCTCATTAGCGCCCGACCATCTTAAAGTGCCTGATGTATTTTGACCGTAAGCATCTCTAAATAAAGCTATATCGCTGGGAGCTGCTATGGCTTTTAAATAGTTATTTGTGGGTCTGATGTATTCACCATCTGCAACAGTCCACGCTAATTGCGTCCAATGGAATTTTTGAGCTACCACTTCACATGTATTACTCTCTGATATCTTTACAGAGTTAATTCTAAAGTAAGTGTGACGATCACCAATAGGGACATTACTGGCTAATGAACGAATATTTAAAGTCTCACTATCTATTATGATATAATCGCCAGGCTCTAAATATTTATTTCTAATGATATACTTGAATTTAATTGTGTAAGCTGTTCTACTAGTTTTAACCAATTCTTCTGCTTTAGATAAGGCATGATAATAATCTACAATTCCAGCAAAAGATGTCTCTAGCTCTAACTCAAGACCATTATCTTCTTGCTTCATTTGTTGATATATTTCATCTGTATAATCAAGTCTTTGTACGCCTTGATACGCTATCTCGCGTGTAGACCAAAGTACTCGTGTATCATTATAAATTACAGCAGCTACGCCTTTTTCCTTACCAACACTGGCGCCATCTATCTCAATCCGGTAATATCTGCCATTGTCAACACGCTCTAAATTTGGTTGGGACAAATGCCAAGAGGGTAAGAATAAGTTAGTTATTTTTCCTACTCCATTATCCCATGTTGCAACCTTAGGGAATCCTGGCAACATCTCTTTAAATCCAGTTTCTTCATTAACAGCATAAATTCTCACTTCAATAGAATTATCACCATAGCAGTCTAATTTCCAATAATCGCCATCATTATGAGGATTAACAATTAGGTGGTATACAAGACCGTAATCATTTGCCTGATTAATCTGGTTAGTAGTACTATTCCATACACTGTATTTATTTAGAAGTCTACGGCCAGCGCCTTCATCTTTCCATGTGAAATCTGCAAGAGGATATTTAATTCCACCAAAACCCCGCAGTGTGCTGTCAGTTGTCTTATGTGGCCAATTTACAGCATCTTGTTTGAAATCATTAGATTCATTATGAAATTTAATTGTACAGCAATTATATCTGTCACTTGCAGATGGATATGTTATTTCGACATCTTGATCTAATACAAGGTCTTCATCTGTTAAAGTGGCCGCAACGGTTAAATTAGCATTAGCGTTATTTGTGTATTGCAATAATAGTCTGTATTGACCGCGTGACCAAACTAATCGTGCATCAGACATTGTCGCTAATATCTCTTCAACATTAGTACGAAGCGCTTTGTCAGTATCAATTAAGATATTGCATTCATATAAGCGTACATTGCGTTTTCCGTTACCATCTTCTCCATTACGTGAGCCGGGTTCTGAGGGATTCCAAATACGACCACCTGCGATTGCATTCTCAAATACAACAGTATCACACACTTGAGCGGCTTGATAAAAAGAATTTAAATCAATTTCATCTACAGGTACACTTCCACCAAAAGTTTCATCCATTAAATAGTCTAATAAACAATATGCTGGATTATTTGTGTAAACTCTTTCTGTTAATAACTGACCACCGCTACTGATTTTACGTACTTTTCTACCTTCTACTAAAAATTGCAGATTAGGTGTTTGAGTAAATTGTGGGTCATCTTTATCAAGTCTAATTACGCAAGCTGCATATGTCATTCCTGTAAATGTCGCTGTTCTTCTATCAGCAAAATTAGCTGTAAATATAGAGTTAGCGACACCATAGCCAGTAGGTATTGGGTCAAGATCGGGATCAGCTGGATCCACTGCCTCAGCTGTAGCATAATGTAGATCTATTCTAAAGGCGGCTCGCGGTTTTGTTACATCTATCCATTTATACGCTTCAGGTGAATCTTCATTGTCATAGCTAGCATTATATTGCGGTTTCCCATACGTGCCTAAACTCGGATCTGTTAAATATTTAGATTCATCTACGATTACATCATAAATTGCATTAATTTCACCTACACAAATAGCCTGTTCAAAAAATAGAAATTCATTTCTCTTACCCTGGAGAGTTTCATCCAATTGAGTATTAATTGTTGATTGCCAATTTTTAAGTACAGTAACGTTTGTACCTGCAGTTGGGCTATATTCTTTCTCTGTTATACTGCCCGAATAATTACCCTCTACTCCTGATACAAATGATTTATTAGCATTAGATGTTACATATTCAAATACAGCAGATGTAGCGTGATAAGTTCTGACTCCACCTACTTTTGCCCTGCCGTATACTACCGCTAAATTATCTGGTTTGCCCTCTACAACCATTTCGTAACCCTTACGAGCTTCTACTCCGGACATATCTGGGCCTTTTGGCTTCTTAACCATAATCATCTGAACTACAGATAAGATCAAGGAAATACCTGCCAAAACTAAGCTTGTAATCGCTGCCATTATTTTCTACCCCACTTGACAATTATACCAGTAGAGCCTTCATAAATTTGATCGCACGAAGTATCAAGAGGTTCTCTTTGTTTAGTCTTTTCACGACTCAGGAAGAATGGCTTCTTCATGTCTAAATTACGCATTGGACTTGAGCCTGTTATTTGTAATATGCTTTCACCTAAGCCGCCCGCCTTTATACTAGCTGAGACACCATCTACTCTTCCTCTGTACACTACAATAGTATCGTCTATATTTAAGAAAGGTTTACCGTGAGTAGGAGAACTGGGGTCTGAATCAACAAATCCTAATCTACACTCAACAACTCTACCTACAAGACTATCTTCTGTTGCACCTCGCTTTGAAAAGTCAGGGTCTGCAAATGCAATCTTATATTGCTCTCTGTCAACTACTGAAGAGTTTTGAGGAGGATCTACTGCATATAATGTACCATCAGCAATATAGTTATATTTACTTGAAGGACTCCCATTTACTAATAATTGAATATCATTGTAATGGCTAGTAGTTGCATATAAATTGATAGGTATTGGATCTACTTCATGTGCGGCTCTTTCTATTCGCACTAATGAGAAAAACTCGATTGCATCACTATTTAATGCTTTTGTTATATTAGGGGTGAATGAGATCATTATACTGCCTCTATAAGTTTAATCACACCGTTATCCATTAGTATACCATCTTCATATACCATTCCAATAACCGTATCTGTGTCATATTTTAAATTGATGATAACATCATCTTGATAGTTTATAATTGTACCCGAAGGTACAGCTTTTCTTAATTGCGGATACACATATAATGTAGTCGGTGCCGTGCCTGAAATAATAGCATTAGCAGTTAACATATACACTTTGGTATGTGATGGATCTGCAAACCTAATAAATGTACCTTTAGGTATTACTTTTCCGTTACCGCTACTTACAGCCCCAATTGTTACTGTTGAATCATATGCACTAGCAGCTGACGATGTCCCTATTTGAAATGTCATTGTCTTTGCTGCTTTTGCACCTACATTTTGCGGCATTACCGCTTGAACTGTTTCACCGTGCCCGTTCACTATAAAACTAACCATTAAGTCTTGCGCGGTCATATGAAGGGGAAATAGCTTCGAGTCTATTTCCCATCTCTGTGCTGTGCGTCTATAGGTTACTCTTTTTAATGAAAGGGTATCTGATGAAAACGTTGGTTGATTACTTCTTACTGTCGTTGGTACAACAAAAGAAGCAATAACTTTAGTCCCGTCCCAGATACCATATATCATTATCTTTTATATCCTGTTTCTTTATTTTGAGAATTAACACCATCTGCAATAGAAGGCATCATTTTATAAATCTCTGATTTGGTTTGTCTAGAGATATCTCCAGTTATGTTGAGATTTATTACTTGTTGACCTTTATTAGCGCCTGCTGTAGTTGTTACTGATTTAAAATTACTGGCTGTTGGAGTTGCCATTACTGGAGCAGCTGCACCTACTACACCGCCTGTGGCAAATGTTGGCACTTGTCCACTATTGATTTGATGTAGCAAATCACGATGCTGAGAAACAGCTGATGCACGTATTACATATTCACCACTAGACAACATAGCCGGTATAGAGTCAGATGTACTAGTACCTGGCCCTGTAACCATACCGCCACTTGCCAAGAACAATCCACCGTTTTTAGCAAATGATAATCCAAGACTTGAACCTGAGAACATACTACCCAATGATGCATCACCTGCGGCACCTAATGGACTAGCTCCACTACTACTAAATAGACTTCCAAGCATACCGCCACCACCGAATAAGTTTCCGATTGCGGGGAATATTTTAGCTAATGGTCCAATCATTTTGAACAGTGGACCAAGTATCTTTGAAAGTATACCCATAATGCCACCTGCACCGCCACCTCCGCCACCGTCTGCCATAGACGCGGCTTGTTGCCCAATGCTCATACCTGAGCTTGCAATAGACATAACACCTGCTAATGCGCCTAAGAAATGATGCTCGACTTCGCCATTATTAATTCCA